TGTAGGTGCTTAAAGACTCCAGACCTGTAAAGTTCTTTACACTTATATTGATATAGGTGCATGTCATATGCCATGTTAAGCTGTCTCAACAACAATTTCGATTCTTTCCAAGAAATTGTCTTTATCAAAGAGATAAGGAAATTGAAAATATTCCAGATTTATATTTTGTGTTGAAACATTAATGTCTTCTTTATCATAAACACTGTTCCAATAAAGAAGACTGATTCCGTCGGATTCTACGGTACGTCCATCCGGGGCGACACGCTTTGTGTAAAAACTTTTAACACCATTAACATCGGCAACAGAATTGTTCAGAGACGTTAGATCAATTGTTTGATGAAGTTTTGTGTTATTTGGGTCAAAATAATTTTCAAAAATTTTGGTGATCACGCTTTTGATTTCATCATCATTGACCCGGGAATCAAATTTTTTGACTATAACAAGTTTTGTTTGTTGGTATATATCTTTGTTTAATGTTTCTACAGGAAACGACACTCCCAGATTGAATGCCATGTAAACAGGATCGCAATAAATTACTTCAGATGAAGTTAGTTTGACAGGATCCACAAAAGATTCGATATATTGTTTTTGTGCATCTGTCACAAAATTGTTGTTTACTTTTATAGAATTTGCCTTTTGTAGCTTTGGAACCAAATAACAATAAACGTTATTAAAATTGCATGTATCGGCAAACGTAACTTGATTATAAAGAACTCGGCTTTCCAAAGAAGGATATTTTAATCCAAGTTCATAAAGATACTTCATATGACCATTCAAATATTCCTTGTTGTTAACAACCTGAACATCATGAATGATGTTTTTAAATGTGCTGGAAATATAATTTTTAAAATCATTAACTGTAATCAGACGATATTGGCGTTTAAATGTATTAGGAGAATTTTGCCGGATATTATCCACAGTTTCAGGTTCACCGAATGTTGTTGAAGGATCTGAATTGGTGAACGTTAGATAAGCGAATTGACCCGGAGTCATATAATTTATATTGTCATTTTTTGTATCATTGGTGACCGGTGTATAATTGGAACTGCTATATTGAAACAAGCCGTTTCCATCCAAAGTTCCTACTCCCACTTCTCCCGGTGTTCCATCACTCTGTAAATAATAAACAAGAACTTCATCTCCACTTTTTAGTTGTTTGCCTGTGACGTTATTTCCGAATTTTATCTCGTACCTGCCATTTTCATTAAAGCGAAGCTCATAAACCTCGTCTTGGTTCTCATAAAGGAAAAGATTAGGAACTTGGGACCAAAGCGACCATTTTTGTGTGACTTTATCTTTCACATATACATTCAGTGTGAAATGGTCCACGTATGGTGCATTTCCGTCCTGATCTACCAAAACAACACGAAGAACCTCATAAGGTTCCCCGATTGCAGTATAAATCGGATATTCAACAAATCTTCCTTGATAAAGAAGATTATTTTTATAAAGTTGCTCCAAAGAAGTTCCGCCTGTTTCTGTTTTGGTAAAGGTCACATCTTCTTTAAAAGCGTATTGAATTCCGTTGATTATAAAATATGAATATCTGGGTATGGTATATGTGCCTACTGGAAGATTTTCACTTGCGGTTGTTTTGAACGAAAGAAGACTTGTTTGATAACCGATTGGTTTGTAATCGATCAGTTTGACAATCCGGTTCATATTCTCATAGATTTCTGCCTGAGAAAACAAACTTTCCGAAGATGTCTTGTTCAAATAAAACAAAAGAACATGGTAACTATATGCAATAACATCCAGAAAACTGTTAAAGTTACTGCCTTCAAAAATCTGATCAGTGAACACACCTCCCCGATTAAGCTGATCGAGCATCAAGCTCTTCAAACTTTGGGCATCAAATGCAGCATAGGCATTTTGCTGCAAGGGAAAATCTGTTTTTGAAATTTCGTTGGCCATAATTAGATGAAGTAAAATCCGCTATCTTTTAAAACTCCCTTAATACTTATGTTGGAAAGATTAAGAGAAGGCACATTCACACGCATGTTTATCGTGTATTGATTCTGATCATAGTTTACGTCCACATTAATATTTAAAATGTTAACGCGAGGTTCAAACAATTCGGTTCCTTCAAAAATAACTTTTCCTATTAGTCGAGCATTTGCTTCACTTAAATTGGTGAATATGAATTGCATCAGATTCAAACCATATACCGGATTTAAAATCTTTTGTCCGGGCAGAGTTGTAAACAAATTAAAAAGACTGTTTTTTATTGCATCCAAATCATAATCTGTTTTTAAATCCTTGATTTCCAACTTTTTATCTAATTCTGTTCCACGGGTATAATTTTTTTCTAAATCAAAATGAATGTCTTTATAGATATGGTCATCTACTTTGGGAGGTTCCTGCAGGAAAGATAGGTTTATGGCAGCCATATTTTATAAATATTTAATATAAAAGTTTGTTTTTAAAGATAAATATTCAAGATGAGAAAATTTACCTCTTTGTACGAGTCGTTTATTAGCCGTTATACACGGGGCGGATTCCTGACAGGTGATATTGTAAAATTAAAAGAAGGTGCCCTTAAGAATGAATGGTTCAAAAAACAGGGCAATTCCATACTGGAAAAAGCAAAACAATTTGCTGAGAGCGGTCTTTTGATGCGGGTAAGCGCAGTCAAAACAAACCGTCCCAGCGTTCAACCCGGATTTGTGGAAGCCAATAATGCCGATGATTTTTATTGTGACATTACTCTCGAAATGGCACCCGGATTGTACAAGGATTTTATAACCCTTCCTGCTTCCATCCTTGAATATAAAGATTACTATCCAAATCTTCCGGAAGTTCCAGATGCTCTAAAGCGTCCCAATGACAGCAACATCAAGCCGAAAGAAATTGAAGAAGAAAAGGAAAAGGGAACAGCATATTTGAATCCGGCATATCAAACATCACAAACCGACAAAGGTGATGGAAAAAATACGCCTTCTGAAATTGAACTCAAAAATACGAATGTTAAGATTCCTTCTAAGCCCGCCGAAGGTTCAAAGAATCCCAGTGTTGCTTCTTACACCCACAATTATCTGCCTAGTGACCAATAATATCCTGTAGTTTGCAAATACAGGCAGAAAAGTTTATTTCTTGATCGAGAACCTGCTTGCTCCGATATAAATGTTCAGATATTTCAAGAAAAGACTTTTTTCTTTTTTCATTATCAATATCCGAATAAAAAATTACCTCGCATAGTTTCTTTAATAAATCCGCATAATTTGAATTAAAAGATTTTTCATTTTCTATTATATATTTTCTTATTGAAACAAAGTCTTCTTTACCAATTTTATTCAAAATATCAACTGCAACATTTTCAATATTCTGAGAATTGTCATTTAGATTGATCGACAAATCCAATGAGGTCTGAAGCTCAAATATTATTTTCCTTATATCTGGATAAAAAGCTTTTACCTTGTTTGTGATTATATCCTTGTTCTTATCGTTAATTTCTATTTTTTCATTTTTAAGAATGCCGATACATCTTTCCAAACATTTTTTCATTGGAGGGTTACATACATTGATTTCCTGAACCCGGCTTCGAATTGGATCAATTATTCGGCTGATATCATTACATGTGAAAATAAAACGATTGGTTTCCGAATATTCTTCAAGCATGTTGCGAAGCGCCCGCATAGCATCTGCCGTAAACCCATCAAATTCGTCCAATATAACTACTTGTATAGTTCCATTGCTGGGCATCAACTGTAAAAAGTTTTTAATCTCATCTCGGACCGTATCAATTCCCCGTGTATCTGATGCATTGATATAAAGATAATCACAGCCAAGCTCCTTTACTATGATTTTTGCAAGAGATGTTTTACCCATTCCTTGTTTTCCATAAAGCAAAAGATGAGGAATGGTTTTCTTTTGAAGACAATTTTTTACAAATTCCCTAGTTTTATCATCTAAAACAATTTCATCCAAAGTTTTGGGCCGGTATTTTTCCACCCACAAGTTATTTGCTATATTCATGATTGACCGTAAATATATATGATATGGATCAAAAGGTTGAAGTCAAGAATTTATTGGATCAATTAAAGGACGTACAGGCATTGGCTGAAACGCCCCGTGCGCCTGAAACAAGGTTGGACAAAAGCCAAGTTGAAGATTTTGTCATACAGCAATCCTCCCGTTTAATCAAAGAAACCAATGAACTGATCCTTTCCATGAAGGATTATATAGCCCATAGTCCTGAAAGCAAAGAAATATTGGCAATATCCGAGCTTATCAAAGCCAGCACAGCCGCCATAGACACATTAAATAAAATAAATCTTGCTGAAAAGAAAGAAAAAACTGCAAAAGAAATAAAACTTTTGGATATTGCTTCAAAAAAAGAACTTAAAAATACAGAAGACGAAAATCGAGTCACCTTCACTCGGGAAGAAATATTAAAGCAACTTATGCAGTCTTCCATCAGTATTGATACTGTAACCAAAGAAGCTAAGAAATCGGAATAGTATCCAAAGCGGCTTTGTTTGTATAGGAAGTCAGAATATCAGCAGCCCGAGCGCGTAATTTTGTCTGATATTGCACCTGACCTTCAACCAAGGTGGTTATAATAGTAGGAGGAATTACCTGAACGTTAGTAGATCTGCTATTCGGGTTGTAGTTGGAATAGAATTCTGTCAACTTAAAGAAATCTTTGAATTCCTGACGAAGTTTTTGTGTAAGATCATTAACAATTTTCATCATTCTTTGATAATGTCCATAATCTGGTATAAGATTTTGACCATGGGAAAGAGTGTTTTCCGAAACTTTTTCCTGTAGATTAAATCCAGCATAACGAAAAAGACTATTTGCTGCTTTTGAAAAGGACGAATTGACGATTTTTGCGTTGTTGCTTAATTGATTTTCCAAACCAGCCCCGTAAAACGAGGGAACGGGAAGATTTTCCATGTCGCGATCTGAAAGAAGTTGGGTTGAATTATTTGTATAGTTACTCATACGCGCCAAAGATCCGATACAATCGGATTGTCCCCGAGAATAAATGGAGCCATTTCCCATTTCAAATTTAACTTTATCCTTAACTTCAGAAAGACTTGTGTTGTATTGTTTCAACCAATGAGCCGCAAAATCTGCATCCAAATTCGATATATCTAATTTTTTGAAAAATTCTGTTTTTGCAGTTATAGGATCATTTGCATAATCCGTTTTGTTCCATTCAAGAAAAATATCCAATTCCTTGGCTTTTGATCCTATAAAATCCAAATAGTTGGAGGCAGATGAATAAAAGTCCTTTTTAAAAAAAAGCTGGGCCGATACCATTTCCGGATCAATTGTTTTGATATTATTCATAGTGTTTGACTGGTAAATTTCGGATCTTTATAATTATATGTTTTAACAGCAAAAATTTCATTAAAATATTTTTGATCCACAAAAACATGCTCGCAACGAATAATCATGTATATTCCAAGATTTTTATCATCAAAATAATTATCCGGTACTGTGTTATGACGTTGTATGCTTATGAATTGTCCGGCTTGTCTGCTAGTAACACCCTTAGTTCTGAACTTTATGCAATTATTGAGAAACAAAGATGAATATAATATTTCATTTCGGCCAAATGAATATCTTTGAGTCTGGCTTTCACTGCTTATGGTAAAAACATTTTTTATATTTTGTTGTTTTGTTCGGTATTGATTCAATGCAAGATTAGAAGCTGGGGCGTTTCCTCCAGATCCTTTAAGATTTCTTACATAATTGTTATAATATGTTTGAGTGGCGGTGTCCAGACTATTATTTTGAAAATCAATACGAAATGTGTTTGTATTAAAATTATGACTATGCACCAAATGAGAAACTATTTCTTTTTGTGAATCTTTTCCAGATATGTTTGTAAATTCATAACGATTCAAAACACTGGAATCATTATATGTTATCATGTTTCCTGCAAAATCAGGAATACGAGTCTGAACATCAGGTGTGGTCGATTCATCCATGGGCATGCCCAAGAAGAAACTTTCAACAAGCCCCGGACCTGATGACTCCGATAGACCGAATTGCGAAAGAGAAGGGGAATTTAAAAATGCTGTTTTAAAAAGATCTTTAAAACTTTCCAGTTTCCATTCATCCGTATATCGGTCTAAACGCAAATAACAGTTATCATAATCAGATTCAGGAGAACTGACATGAAAACTTAAAAGATAATTAAGATCATCTATGGCTTTGTATTGAGCTGGACTACTATAAAAAATTGAGCTGCCACCACGGTCCCATTTGTCTGAAAATTTTAAATTATATCCTTCTTCCGGATTAAATGTTTTTTTAATTAGATTCTGTATGGCAATTCCTGTATCTATTCCTCGATTTTGATTGCTTAGTCTTATCACGTCCTTTTCTTCTATGTAATCAGATGTTGTGAAATAAACTTCTTTTTCTGTCATGATTTGATACGTAGAATCATGGAAATAAAGTTTTTTATATTTTTCATTTAATTTGTCTCCCCGGATATCTTCAGTATCGTAAATAGAAAAGGTAAATCTTAAATTAAAAATCCTTTGATCTTTTTCGTTTGTATTTCCTTTTCGTATGGTTCCCGGTGCTACTTCCGGCATGATATCTATCAACAAAAAGTCACGAGCATCGCCTCTATAACGGTATCCTTTTGAACCTGTTCCTCGTTGAGTTCCGTCCATAAGAGAAGGAGTGGAATAAAAATTGCTTTGAAGGGAATTTAATGATTCAATCACGTCAAATTTATTGTCATATATCAGATATCCTGTATGATAAAAATTGTCCAAGGAATCCTCTAAAAAAAGAGTTTTAATTGCGGATTGTTTTATACGGACAACATCCAAATCAGGGTTGAATAAAAGAATATTGTATTTGTACAAAAGATCATTGATTTGAACCACCTGATCATCGTAATTTTGCAGGTTGGTAATCGGCAAAGGAACGCTCATAAGTTAACGTTTTTTTGAATAATATTAAGTATTGTTGCCAGATAATTTCGTCTTAATATCTTTAGTTCGGTTCCGGATTCAACAAATTTTATAGGGTTAATAATTTTATTTACAAGACATATGAGCCACCACAAGTCTATGGTTCCATATTGTTCATAGCTGATTGTGGTCCAAGGTACTTTACGATTAATTTTTATTATATAATAAAATTGTTTATCGATATTATCTGGGATAATAATATTATTTAAAATATTGTAAAAATATATGGAGTTTCCATCTTTATATAATTTAAAAATATTTTCATATCGACTTGGATTTAATGGTTCCAAATCAGATATGTTATTTTGTTGTTGACCCAGATCTATCATAATTATATCCCACCTGTTGATGTTACCGTGACAGGATCGGCGTTTAGAGATGTATACAAAAAGTTACGGGTTTCGGCAACAAGACCTTTCAAAGTTATTTGAATTGTATAACCATCCGGAATAATTGTATTAACTCGATTTTGTCCTTGCCCCAAAGAACTTTCATCTTTGAAAGTTATTTCCATGGGACGACGAGATCCAACAAATTGCACTTCCAGTTTACTAACATAGGCATATGGCATATATTTGTGGCCCGGAAGTGAAACTTCATAAATAACCGGCGGTTCGATCAAATCACGGGTAAAACGAATGGGCCGATTTTGATAAACCAAAAGATAGATAAGTTGCCAATTTCTAACCACATCCTCATATGTGGCATGACCTGTATTCAATA